TGTAAAGGAATTAATCCTATCATAAGTCATAGACTTAATTTTCACATTGAAGTATTTTTCAATAAATAAACGATGTGCTGTAATATCTTCTTGAATAAATAAAACTTCTGTGTCAACTTTTAAAATATCTTGTAACAATGAAACAATATTCCAAAGATTATCAATTTCATTCTTTGTCTTTTTTTCCATTTGTTTAACATATTTCCAACTATTTTCCCAAGATTGAACTGGATTATCATCAAAATTTGGATCATAACCTGGACTTAGCCATTCTCGATTTTTAAATTTTTCATTGAAATCAATAATTATCTTTGTTTCTTCTTGTACTAATCTTTGTTTTTCAATTGATGTATTTTTTTCACTTTCTCAATATTTTGAATCGAACTTAATTTCCAAATTCGAGATTGTGGTAATTGTTCCAAGTATTTCGATACTCTTACTTGAGCTTTTTGAATTTCTTTCGGAATTCGAGATTTATTCATTTGAAGTATTTTCAAAATATAGTAGTTAATGATTATGTTATAAAATTATTCAATTTTATATAAGATTTATAATCTCAAAAAAATAATCCAATATTTATACAAAAGTTAATTAGTAATACTAAGTTCTAATTCAGAAATTCCATCAATTGGAGTAAATGTATGTTCATATTTATTAATTGATTCATATTGACTATATCCAATTGTAACACGATAATTTGAATCATTTGATGGATAATTCATGGCTTGTAATCTTCCAACAGTCCAACGTTTTTTATTGGGTGTGTATTGGTATTTAATTTCTTTATTTGCTTGACTAAGAAAAAACTGACCATCGGTTAATTCTATTACTTCAAAATTTATTTCACTTGGAATAATATTTCTAAAATAAATTTCATTAGGAATTCTATTTAATGGTAATGTTTTTGAAGTTAAATTAAATTCAGTTTGACTTACAATTTCATAACGTTTTAATGGTAAACAACCCATATTTTGATTTTTATATTTAAATAATGTTTAATAATAAACTCTAATGATGTAATTGATAAAAAAAATTCATATTTTATTCAACCATTCTTATATTATTCTGATGACTCCAATTCATTTTTTGTAGTTTCATCTAATTCAGTACTTTCATCTACTTTTGAAAGTTTAACAAGATCACTCCAATGTTTTTCTTCTGCTGGTAATTTAGTAATATCTTCACGAGATTTGTTCAGTTCAGTTAATATTGGTTGACTACTGTCAGCTCTTGATTGGGTTAAATCTTCAGTTATATCACTAGATAAATCTAATGATCGTAATCTTTTAGAACGTTTTAATTTTGGACTTGTTCTAAATACTTCATTATTAATACTTGAACTAAATGATGAATGAAAATCATAGATAGGGATTGTTGTTCTAAACAAAGTTTTGGTTACTTTCTTAGAACATAACCATAATGTAACTATCCAATTACTTAAATGTTCTGGTAAATTTAAACTATGAACAAAAGTCGATACTTTATTCCAAGTTACATAACTCCAATTTAAAAATTGAGCTAAACATGTTCCAAAATGCGAATATAAGATCTTAGTATATTTTTCTAATTGTTCCAAGTAAAACACTGGTGAATGAAATGAAACTCCATATATTGTAATTGTTTGAAGTCCTACGATTTCGAATACAAATTCTAATAAAATTAATGGTGGTAAAATTAAAATAATTAAGAACATAAATAGTAATATAGACATTTTTTGTATGTAATAACAATATTTAAAACAATATTATTAACCAATATTATTTAAACAACGACGATATATTTATATAAAAAAATCAATTTTGGAAAGATTCCCATTTTAATATCCTATTGCTTTACAAACAATCTTACATCTTGTGGATGGAATGTAAGTAAAGCAATATTATCATATGAACTTTCAGCAGCTAAAATTGTTGCTAACATAATCATATTACTAATTAATTTTTTATTATTATAAACTTGAACAATAAGTTTATCAGAATAATTGTGAATATTAAAGTTTGTCTTATTTGGAATGACTGATTTCATTTGTGTTTTGATATCGTCACTTGCTTTTCCATAAAGAACCTTAATTTCCTTCAAAGAAAAAAATGTAGGCATATGATAAACGCGCGAACCACCTGTTCTGTTACCCATTGAGATTATATAATATGAAAAATAAAATCAATTTTTCTGTCAATTAAGAATTTATATTAAATATGGTGATTGCTTAAGAAGATTAATATAACTATCACCGATATGAAGATTGCTTGATAAATCATTTCGATATCCTGAATTACCACCCCACATTATATCATTCCTATCACCTGTAACATGACCTTGGGTTCCACTATTTGAAACATATGATGGAATAAAACCCATCGCATGAATAATTTCATGAATCATTACATAATCTATATATTTATATGGGCTTTCAAACATTGGTGTTGTCCAATCACATTTATATGTATATGCGTCTCTTATTGGTATAACTATTGTATTATCTATTCCATATGATTCAACTGGATAAGATGCGCCACATGTTGGATAATTTCCTAAATACATTGCTATATAAATCACATGTGATGATGTATTATTTTTATTGATTATACTATTTACAGCATCTCGAATTCTATTTAATGTAAAAACACCATCCTTTAATTCATTTTCCGTTTGATTTAATAATACATTCCAATTATTATCAACTATTTTAACTGTTTTACCTAATCTATCCATAAAGAATTTTTGAGTGTTTTTAATCATCGTAGGAATATAACTAAGTCTTTTTGAATCTTCGCTAGTTATAGCGTTTTCTAACGAAAGAATTTTTGGTTGAACAATTAAAATTTGGAAATAAAAATCATTTGGTTGACTAATAGGTTGACTAATAGGTTGACTAATAGGTTGACTAATAGGTTGACTAATATTTAGGTATTTTTTATTCTCGTAATATAAATAATAAATGATAAATATGATAATAATAGCAACAACAATAATTATTATATCTTCAGTGTCTATAACATCCATTTTAGTTAAATACTTATTATTTAAAGATTGAAAAATATATATAATATAAATTACCTATATTATATTTCCAAGTTTATTTTAATTAAAATAAAATGAACACACTTAAATTTCTTAATAATCTTAAAGATAAATCTTTAGGATCCATTCGATCTGCATTATATCAATTATCTATTAAAACAGGATACGATAAAGAAAATCGTATTATATTATTTCCTAATTCTAGAGGTGAGAATGTAATTGGTAAAATTAATAATGAGGCAAATGGTTTAGTATTACTTTTGCCCGATGAAACCAATGAAAATAAAACCAATGAAAATAAAACCAATGAACCAATAATTACATGTTTATCTATTCCAATGTATACATTAAGAAATAGCAATCAAATTAATAAACAATCAATTGTTTCTGAATGGAATAAAAATACAAGAATTTATCCATGTCGTGAAGGAACTAATATTGTATTATATTGGTTTAAAGATCGTTGGTGTATGTCAACTTCTAAAGGTATTGAAGTTAACAATCTTAAATGGAACAATGGTAAAACATATCAAGAAATGTTTATGGATGCTGTTATTAAAAAAATTAGCAATGATACATGGGGTAAAATTGACTCATTTGATGGATTTTGTAAAAATCTTAATAAAGATCATTGTTATTGTATGGGGTTTTGGCATCCTGATTTTCATGTATTTGGAGAGGGTGAACCTAATTTCTGGACTTACAAAGTTACTAATAGCAAAACCTTAAAAGATACAACACTTGAATATGTCAATTCTTTACTTAATATTTATGAAATGATTATTCCATTAGAAATTAAAAAAGATACTAATGAGGAAATTGTAGAAGAATTATTTAAAAATTGTGAAATGGCTCTTGATAATTATTTCGAAAATAATAAGTGTATTAATCTTGGTTATATGGTGAGGGGTCTTGATAATGGTGATGTTCTTTTTGAATCAAAATTACAAACAACTATTAATGATTTGTATTATAATGCACAATTTACAAAATCTATTTCAATGACATCTTATAGCCGTCATAAATATGTTCTATTAATTAATTATATACATAATAATGATGTATTTCTCCAAATATTTCCAAAATATCAGTCTGAATTTGACAGGTTTGCTCGAGAAATAAATTTAATGATCGAAAATTTAGAACTTATTTATCGAAAATCAAAGCGTAAACCTATTGATTTACAATTGAATAAATATCTACCTATTGCTAACGAAATTAAAAAAAATATTGATCAATTAATTAAAATTAATGTGGATGATAAATTATTTCGTACGAAAATTATGAGTATTTTATACCACCCTAATCATTTTGATGCTATTTACAGATTAATATATGAATGATTATCTTTTCTCTGTTACATATTTTCCAAGTTTACTAGAAAACAATTCTAAATCAGCTACTTTTTCTTGTAAATTTTTATAATTAGTTTCAAGTATTGAATATTTTTTTTCAAGATCATCGAGTTGTTTTTGCAAGAATCCAATTTCAACACTTTGAACTGGATTTATTGGTGGTAACTGGGTTTGACTTGTTGGTTGATTAATAGATGGCTCAGGTATATTTTTTGCATAAATTTTCATAACATTAGCAAAATTCATAACCCAATAGGTATAATCAGGATTTTTCATTTTATTTCCAAATCTATCATTTTCCAAAACGAAAGATGAATTTTCACCTTTTGAATTTTTAGATCGAATAAAACCACCTGGTTTAAATTCACCACCTTTTTTTACATATCTAATATGAGTACCTATTAATAAATTATTCCATTCTGTTTTTGGTACTTCATGGTAATTTTCTAGCATTGAACTTATTTTTTCATCATTATATTCCGTTTTTGGCTTAACACCACCAAATTTAGAAGGTGGATTTTGTGAAATACTGGTAACTTTACTTTCATATACTCCACGTGGAGAATCTATTTTTTTTAAAGTATTTCCTGCTAATAATTTTGACAGAGCAAATTTAGGAGAACTCATTTATCTTTTGATATTAGAAATATCTTAATGTTGATTTTATTAATCATATATTAATTATATATTTATATATTCTAATTTTTAATAAATTAGAATATCAATATACCCAATAATTTCGTATTCTAATTCGATAGGATCCATTATAGGTTTAAGTTATAGATTTAGATTGTAAGTTATAGGTTTAAGTTATAGGTTTAAGTTAAGTCTTTTCTAAATTATATCTATATATCTATATATTTATAATTAAATTTCAAATTTAATAAAAATGACAAAAAAGTATAATGTTGAAGGATTGCGTAAATGGATTGATGAATCAACAACTAATGTTATATTCCAACAAAAAAATCCTAACATCGAAAATATTAAAAAGAAAATTAATATTTCATATGGATCTGCACCACGATTTGCATTTTTTAAAAGTGCAAAAATTAACTCAAGCGTTTCATCTGCTGGTGTTATTACAACAGCATTTAAATTAACAGATCCAGAAATTCCAAAATCAGAAATTATTTATGGATTTCTTTATTCAGTACCAAAAGATATTAATGTGCATACGGGTACTTCAGCTGGAACAAATAAACTTATTCATCAATCCGCATGCATATCAGCTTCATTACTTAGTAGGGATGGTGAATATAGACAAAGAATCATTCCAGCTTTAACTATTATTACCTTGTTTGAAAAATTTCCTGATATTTTATCAGAAGTTGAAAATCATGTACATAATAAAATTAAAAAATATGATTGGAATATTTTTACTGAATGTTTTTATCCAACTAATGAGTTAAAAGAATATGCGGATGAACTGGAAAGTGATATCGTGAATAGAAGATTTCCAATTAAATTTTTAATATTATGCTGGTTTGCTGAATTTTTGAATACTTATAAAAAACAAAAAATAAATCATATCAATAAATTATTTAAAGTTATTATGAAATTTAAAAGTAAAATAGAAGTTGCTGAAGATATAAAATTTTTAAATGATATATTTGAAAAATATGGAAATGACACATTATATATTATTTATAATAATATTAATTGTTTTGTGCCTGGAATTCAAGTTGGTACGCAATCTCAATTAAAAATTGGACAGAAAATTATTCCGTTAAATCTTAGTGAAGTGCAAAATCCATTTAATATTCGTTACAAACCATGGCGAGAATATTTAATTTCGGAAAAAGTTCAAAGTTTAATTGTAAATGGTATTTGTTCAGGATTACCTATTTTATGCGATTACTTCTTTATTCGTAATACAAGAAAAACTTTATTCGATAATTATGTCCAATATATGAAACTTGAACATAGTGATCAAGCAATAGGCATTGCTAGAAAATTAATTGATGCACAAAAAGGTACATTTAAAGCACCGAGTGAAATTGTTCAAATTCATGAACATAAATCAAATGTAAAAGAACAAGAAAATAAAAAACTTTTAAATACATATAAAGATGATAAAGATGATGGAGATCATCCTGATAGTTATCAAGAAATAGAAGAATGGTTATCAAATAAATTTAAACTACTTCATGATAAAATTAAAGATCCTATTGAATATGCAAGAGAAGAAATTATTATGAGTGAAATGTCATTATGTGTTACAAGTGAATATGTTGGAAGAACATTTTATGACGCGATAAATATTTGTTTAGAAAATGAAGAATATAATGAAGATCTAGGAAGACCATACGAAAATTTTGACATTTGGGCAAAATATATTTTTGAACTTATTTATACATTGTTATGTCTTAATAGTCGCAAGGGTGTTATTCATGGAGATCTACATTTAAATAATTTTACTATACATCCAATGTATTTTACAAAATTTAGAGACGTAAAAACTCTTAAAAATCCTAATATGTTATTTATTCTTGATAATCATCATTATTTTGCATTTCCAAGCCGACAATATCATACAGTTGTAATTGATTTTAGTCGAGCTATTATACGACCATCACAACTAGATAATTTTGAAAATTTTGATATCCAACATGCAAAAAAATTAAAATTAAAACATGAAGGTAAAATTCAACTCATTAAACCAGAAGAACGATCAGAATTTTTATATGAACAAGTTATAAGAGTTCTTAAATTTTATGAAATGTATTTTCCTGATTTTACAATCACAAAAAAATCAAGTTTATCAGTATTATTCTTAAATAATTTTGATAAATTATTTCCAATTTTTGGAGGAATTGATACATATGTTGCTATTAATAATACTATGTTATTCTTTCGTAAAAATGGATTTGATAAAAAATATGTTCCTCAATTTAAACTTTTAGAAGGAATTTTTAATAGAGTTGAATCTGAATTAACTGACACAATTGAAAAAATATTAGAAGATCCAAAATCTATTGATCGTTTAAGCATTTCATATACCAATAGAAAGATTTTAGATGAATTTTTTACAGATTATATGATAATATCACCTGAAAAAAATGAATTTGATACATTTCTTTCAAATAATACAATTATTAATATACAATTTTATGAAAATAAAGAAATATATCATTTAGATACGTACAAAAATTTTCCTGAATTTTTGCTTACTAATAAATTTTATGATGATAATGGAAATTTAATTGAAATTCCTGGTTCGAGTATAATTAAAGCTAGTAGAATTCAATTTGAAGAAAATAAGATTAAAAATCTTCATTATATTAGTGACATTGCTACAACTTATTATAATAAGATATTTTGATTAATAAGATATTCTAATTTGACTAGTTACATAATTGAATTTGATCAAATGGTATTGTAGATGTTGTATTTAATTTTAAATCACAATAATAATATTTACCATCTTGATATTTAATTATTTTTTTGACCATTGATTGATTTTTATTGAAATCATTAAAATCTAATGTATCAATAATCAATATATTAAAATCTAATGCTTTTCGTAATTTTTCTAAATTAAGAACATTATCTTCAGATAATCTTTCAGCTAAACATCGAAATGTATATGTTATATTTTCAATTCTTCTCTCTTTCTCTTCATCAGCTATCCAAAAACCATTTGAAGTCTGTATTTCAGACATAACATCAATGTAATCTCGCGTTACATTAATAAAATGTTTTGTTTTATTACTAACACCTGAAATAAATAATTTATCAGTACATATTTCAGATAATCCGCTTAATATTTTTGTTTTAAAATTAGATATTTTTTCAATTATTAACCAAACTATGTAAAATATGAATATTTTAAAATTTAGCCAATATTTATAATAACTATAATATTTAATTTTTAAATTTTGATTACACATTTTTTTGATTGAAATTTGAATATAAATTGAAATAAATATTATAAGATTCTAATTTATTATTTAAGATATATTACGTTTTATCCACTTATTTAATTCAAAATGTCTGATAATGAAGCGGAAGTTGAACAATCTGAATATTCGGGTTCTGAAAAAGAGTCTTCAATTAATGAAGATGATTTAATTGAAGATAATAAGGATTATAATTCAGGTAGAGAATCTGAAACTGACTCAGATGATGAGAAAAAAGAAATAAAGAAAACAAAGAAAAAAGAATCTACAACCAAAAAAAGACATGAAAAAGGCGATAACGAAATAGATGAAGATGAAGAAATTGATGCTGAAGAGGACGAAGATGAAGAAATCGAACTAGATATCCAACTTATCGAAAAAGCTAATTTGATTTCTCAAAAAAGTGGTATTATTATTGATCCACGTCAATTAGAAACATATGCTAAACCAGGACATAAAATTAAACGCGAAATTATTATCTCGCGTGAAAAATACAAAAGTTCTGAATATTTACAATTATATGAGTTTTGTGATTTAGTAGGTGTTCGCGCTGAACACATTTCACAAGGTGCTGATATTTATGTTGAAGTTGAATCAGAAACTTCAGCTAGAGAAATTGCAAAAAAAGAACTACAACGTGGAAAATGTCCATATTTAATTAAACGTTATATGACACCAATGAATTTTGATCCTGTTTATATTGAAATCTGGAATCCAAATGATATGGCTATTAATCCAAAATTCTTTGATAACTAATATTCATCTAATAAAAAATATTTACTGTTGAATGGATATTCCATTAAATAAAAATAAATATTTAATTTGCTTTAACAACTTGTGCATAAGACATAATAGGTTTTGTTATGGGTGATTTAGATAATGAATTATTATGTAAATGATTACATTTATTATTTTCATCTAGCAAATTTTTGCTTCGATTATTTTCATCATTGCAAACCCTTCGATTATTTTCATCATTGCAAACCCTTCGAATATTTTCATCATTGCAAACCCTTCGAATATTTTCATCATTGCAAACCCTTCGAATATTTTCATCTAGCAAGCTTTGATTTTGATTATTTTTTTTCATAAAATTTATGTTATCCTTGCAGTTATTCATTTTTTGTTGTTCACGTCGTCGACGTAATAACCAACAATCATAATTAATTTCAGAAACACCTCCACTATCTCTTACAGGATATAATCCTTTAGAATTTGGAATTGGAATATGTGATTGATAAATAGTAAGAATAACTAAATATCTAGTTGTGTTAGGTGCATTACTTAATGTGGATACAAATTCATAAGGAATTTCAATAAATTCCGGATCATCAATTAAACCATAACCAGCAATTTTTAATTCATGTGTTAAATTTTTTAAAAAATGTTGCAGATATTCTTTATCTGTAGTACTATAATCACCACCTAAAATAACACCATTTTTTGCAACGCCTAATAAAATTTTTCCACCTTCTGAATTTAACATTGCTAAAATTTGATGTCTTAATTCAGGTTTTTGATGATCATATTCAGGAGACCGCTGTTTTGAAATTTTACCAAATCCTTTAAATTCAATTGTTTTTTTCTCAATTTGCTTTGTTTGAAGACGATATCCATCAATAAATTTTACTGAATTGAATGTTATACTACCAAATACATATGAAATTTGTTGGTCCATATTATTACTTGTATTTGTCATAAAAAATATTCAATTTTTTGATAATAATTATATATAAAAAGAATAATAATATATTTTCATATTATGCTTGTTTAATCATAAATAAACAATTATTTATTAGCATTAAATAAGAAGATAATAATATGTCTTCAATAATTAAAAAATATGAAGAACAAGTCAATAATCTTATTGAAATTTATCAAAATCCTCCTAATGTAACTTATTATGATATTAAATATTCTTTACCTTATCTAAGAGATATTAAAGCAAAACATAACTTTCATAATGGACAAAGAAAGCTTTTTCTTTCAGAATTAGAATATTTGTCTTTATGCTCTAAAGGTACAAAATATGTTATTTATGCTGGAGCTGCTCCAAGTTGGAAAATTTTTTATCTAAGTTTATTATTTCCAGATAAAAAATTTGTATTAATCGATCCTAATCCATTTGAAATTCTTTATTATCCAAATGAATCTCATAAAAAAATGAACAGTTTACAATATATTAAATACTTGGATTTTAATAAACCAGAAACATGGATTTCACGAATTAATGAAGAAAAGGAAACTCATATCCATATTATTAATGATTATTATAGTATGAAAACGTCAGAACTATTAAAAAATCTTACACCAGCAATTTTTATTAGTGATATAAGAACATCAGATGATGATTTTCCAAGTGATCTTGAAATTATGTGGAACAGTGCTCAACAAATGAATTGGGTCTCAATTCTTAAACCAAAATTTTATATGCTTAAATTTCGTGTTCCTTATTCAACTGATAAATTCGAACAAAAGTCTTATCAGATTGATGATTTTAATTATTCAAAGAAACTTGGTGTTGATTTTTTGCGGATTAATAATGAAGAAAAAGATAAATTTGTTTATTTAGCAGGTGATATTTATTTACAGGCATGGGCTGGAAACAAATCAACTGAATTACGTCTAATTGGAAAACTTGATAATACTGGTAATATTGTTCTTAGAAATTATGGAAAACGTGAATTTGAAGAGAAATTATTTTATTTTAATTGTGTTATGAGATCATTTGGATATTGTTTTAATGATAATTTTAATGAAAAACTTGGCTTTGATCATTGTCAAGATTGCGCTCTTGAAAATTATATTTGGAAACTTTATATCAGTTCTATGAAGATAGAAAATTTTCCAATCATCAAAGCAGTACGAACACTTAATGCATATACAAGAAGAACCTTATTTTCAAGTGGTCATACAGAAAGTAAAGAAGATAAGCATGGATATATGTTTAATCCTAACAAAGAATGGTATCAAAAACAATTAAAAGAAAGCGTTCAAATTAAAATTACGGCTTCAATTCCAAAGCGTACTGAACATCCTAAATTAAACGAAAAAACTTATAATTGGGATATGATGATATCAGATATTACAAATAAAATGAGTGTAACTATGAAACTTCAATATATTTCAGAATTAGAAAAAATAATAACATTACCACCAGCCAAACCTATGATATATTATTCGGATCTAAAAGGATCATTTCCTGTTACATTTGGTATGCATGCGTTTCGATCATGTATTGCAAATGATAGTTTTTCACGTTTTATAACATTAGTACATATATTAAATAGAGATGATTACAAATATATAATTATTGAAGGTGATGTTGATGGACAATATTACAATCGCATTATGCTGTTATATTTGGTTAAAATGTTTAATATAATTATTTTAAGACTAAATTTTCAAAAAGAAAAGAAATTGACTGATTTACCTACAAGACCAGGTGTATATTATTTTATGAATTTAGCAACCGATTATAAACAAGTCCTAGACATAGCAAACGAATCATTATTAATATCAATGGATGCTAATACAAAAGACGATGATATTTGTCAATTTTCTGCAAATATTTTAACAAGTGGATATACTAAAATTATGCAAATAAAACCTAAAGGTTATGTAGCATCTTTATTAAGTTATTTAGATGATTGGTGTATTTCTAAAGTTAATTTTAATAAACCTATAATACAAGAAGCAAAAAATCTAGGTTTTGATATGGAGAAATTATTTAAAGAACAAAAAAAATATGTGTATCTTAATGGAGAAATAATGTTAATTCCGTATGGAAAATTTTTAACCAGTAATTACATTTTATATGGAAAAACAAAAAATATTAAATTTGTAGATTATGATATGAAAACAATGAATAATGTAGGATTTTACAGAAATGTATTTCTGCGGACATTTCAATTATTTATTAATAAATATACAATTCCAGAACTTGGATTTGATCATTGTATGGATTGTGCACATGCTGCTTATGTTCTTGAAGAATATGCAAAAGCTCATGATATAAAAAATATAGCTGAATTTGTTTATGATACAGTAATTGCAATTTGTCAAAAAAAATTATTACAAGATGCCCATGGATATTTATTTGATACAGATAAATCTACTATATTAAAAATTTATCATCGCGAGTTATTCACTCGAACTTTA